GTTTATGAAAGACTTGGACGATTGGGGCAGTGAGGATATGTCATCCATTGATGCAGCGATCTCTGCTGCTGAAGCATATAAAGCATAAGGACTACCATGAGCGAAGAAAACAAAGTCACGATTGATGGCGAAGAGTATTCATTTGAGGGTTTGGCTGTAGAAACTCAGGCGAATATCGCACGAGTGAACGAGCTACGCCGCGAAGTGTCTGCATTGCAAATCCAAGTCAACGAGCGTCAAGCCCTGTTGCAGATGTACATTCAAGCGATCTCTGACTCTGTGAAAGCAGTGGATGATGAGGAAGACGAAGCTGTCGTTCAGTAATGGCCGAAATTTCCTACATGATGCACCCGCTCCCGTCAGTATTTCTGATGGAGTTAGATATTCCAGAGGGCTTCGTTACTCAACTCAACGAGTATCTTGATGGCCTCTTGGAACAAGAAGGGCGGCGTACAGCGGCTGATACTCTCGTTGGTCAAATCCGCGAGGGAGAACAGCTTAGAATGGATTGCGATGACGAGCTTGTGGCTGGCTTTTCTGGGTTCGTGCGGACTATGGGTGTTGAATATATTAATGCCTTTATGAAGGGTTCTGGTCAGATGCTTGATGGTAACCGCAACGTCGAGATAGACGATCTGTGGTCGGTACACAGCTACGCAGGCGACTACAACCCGATTCATGACCACGGCACAAAGACCATCATGGGCATAAGCTGCACGACTTGGACGAAAGTGCCACCACAGATAGAACAGGGGCCACGGCCCGGATCTGAGGATTACGGGCTGTATAATGCGTCTGGCGAGTCTGACGGGTGCTTGTGCTTCAACTATGGACAAAGCTCTCAGTGGGACAAAGAGCGGTTGAAGCCAACGCAGAACATCGTGATACGCCCACAGGTGGGTAGGTTGTATATGTTTCCAAGCTGGATGCAGCACATGGTTTACCCGTTCCGGGGTGAAGGTGAACGCCGCACTGTAGCGGCCAACTTGAATTGTTTTAGAGAGGAGATAGCCGCATGAGTTTGATGGAGATTGTAACCACGCTGACAACACTTTCAGTTGTCGCAAGCGCGATCTGTGCCGCCACGCCGACTCCAAAGGACGATGCGTTTATGGCTAAATATGTGTATCCCATAATTGAAGCCCTGGCGTTGAATGTTGGTAAAGCTAAAGAGTAGCGATGTGCTATCTCGCGATGGCAGAGGTTTGGGAATTGGATAAAAGTGATCAGGCATTGAATCAGATTTCGACTCACGAGCAAGTGTGTGAGCAGCGGTATTTGAGAATTGAGGAGCGGTTAGCCAGCGGCTCCAGGCGCTTCGATGAACTTGAAGCAAAAATAGACACAGTGTCTAATAGGTTGTGGTGGATTATGGGGTTGATCGTGGTGAGCATCTTCATTCCACAGTTTTTATAGGAAGCCAAAAAATGAGTGACGGAACAATCAAAGTCCCAACTTGGGCATTACCGATCGGCGCTGCTGCGCTGTCAGGCGCGATGGTCTGGGGTGCTAGTCAAGCACAGGCACAGGCTACACAAGAAGAAGTAGATCGAATTGAAGCTGCCGTTGTTAGTGTTGTTGAAGAGGCCCAAGCCACGGGAAAACTCGCAGCAGTCAATGCGACAAAGATCGAGGCTATCGTCGATTCATTGGCGGAACAGAGCGAGACAGCGAAAGCATCAGATCAGAAACTTCAGCAATTAATCGAAATTATGCTGAAGAATCAGAACTAGAATACAACCCCGCCAACCCGAATCTGTTTTGCGATTTACGGGAGTGGCGAATGTTAGAGCTAGTCGATCCTCCTGCATACCGTCATTGCCTTGCGCTGGCATGGTTACGATACAACCACCGCCAGTGCGGGTACGGCGCACAGATCTACATACAGAACACCATGCCGCGTGTCTTGGGAACGGCGCACCAACTGGATGTAGAGTTGCTTACCTGGGACTTGGTTAAACCCAAGTCCGTGAAGGTGCAAGCTGTTCAGCAGAAGCGGAGGCTGTGATGGATGTCCCACCAGTATTTCCGAACAGCGTCAACGCACCGTCAGAGGTAGTGGTCAAAGACAAGATCCATAGGCTGTTGCGGTTAGATCAGATTAGCCGTACCCGCACCGACAAAGTGGAAGCGTTAACGCAATACAGCGAGACGTATTACTACTATAAAAACGGTCAAGTTCTTTCTACTATTGTGAAAGTTGAAGATCAGCTTTCATTGGACATACGCGCATGACCATGATGATTTTTGTATTGATTGTTTTGGAACGTGGGCAACCCACGGGTGAGGAGTTGTACTTCAGAGAACTGACCTCGTGCCTAGAGTACTCCAAGGCGCTTAACGCGCAGTCTGTTGGTGCTATCAACGAGTTACTGAGTAACAACAGCTACTTCAAAACTTACTGCCGTGTGCGCGAGATACCTACCTCTGAGGCGGGAACCAAGATACTGTTTCGTGATCCAGCTAGAAAGGATGATGACTAATGCGAGAAATATCCTCTATTAGCCGAGTCGGCACAACAGAGCCTTTTGAACTACAAGTAAAGCGAGGTCAAGTTGGTTGGCACTACGCTATTTTTAAGTTTGGGTTCAACCCAGATGTTGATGACAGTCTTGAAACAGTATGGGCGGAAGGTGGTTTGTACAGCTATATTGAAACCGCCACGGTGCTCAAAGTATCTAGTTCTTCTGCAAACGATACGTCAGCAGGGACAGGTGCGCGTACTGTCACTTTGTTTGGTTTAGATGCTAACTATGCAGAAGTGAGCGAAACAGTAACTCTGAACGGCCAAACAGTGGTCAACACCACAAATACTTATATTCGTATCAATCGTATGGTGGTGAATAGTGCTGGTTCTGGTGGGCAGAATGCAGGTGTTGTTTACGCAGGTGATGGCACTGTTACGTCGGGTGTTCCTGCTGAAAAGTACGCAACTATTGCGGCAGGTGATAATCAAAGCCTAATGGCATTGTGGACAGTTCCAGCAGACCATACGGCTTACCTGCTTCAAAAAGACATCACTGCCGCTACGACGCAGAACAATAAATACGCAACCATTCATTTGGTTGCTCGGCCTTTTGGTGAAGTGTTTCAGACAAAAGATAAACACGTTATTGATAATGGTGTATTGCATCAGGGTTACAGCATTCCGCTCAAGTTTGAAGAAAAAACGGATTTAGAAGTTCGCTGTATTGGTGATTCTGCCGCTGCCGACATAGCGGTATCTGCTGGCCTTGACATCATCTACATCCGAAATGGCGACAGTTTATGAGTCCTAAGAAATTAGAGCCTAAATCGCGGTATGCTCAATACGACCTAGATGGAGATGGGGTCGTGAGCGATGAAGAATTGGCACGAAATCAAGAACTCGTTGAGATCGAACTGCGTGAAGAGAAAGCAGACAGTCAACGAAGAATGGCTTGGGTTAGTCTTTCTAGTATGGTGGTTTACGCTTTATTACCACTCATGCCATTTATCCCAGAGTCTCGTTTGTCCACTTTGGCTTCTTTAAGCGACATGCTGTTTCTAAGTCAGGCAAGCATTGTAGGGTTGTACTTTGGTGCTACAGCGTATATGGCAAAACGATGAGTGATGAGCGCCGAGTTACTTTACGTTGCTTCCGATGTAAGAAAAAGGGTGGGGTCATGGATTTTGTGCATTTGAAATTGAAGACCTTATGCGGTAAATGCTACGCCCGATTGAGTGGACTAGCGTAATG